CGACCAGAATTTGCTGAAGAGTCTCCTGCAATTGTTCCACGATCTTTATTAATGGCATTATTCATTTTATGCTCTTGAAGCTTCTGTAATCTTTACATAAAAAGATCCGTCTGCTTTAATAGTTAATGTATCATCTGATGTTCCACGTCTTGCATTTACAGCAAGTGTATATGGAGTCGTATTAATATTGTACCAAGATCCAACTAATGGAAATAGATTACTTGTTCTTGATCCGCCGCTATATGTTGTAGAAAATGACTCATGATTGTAACCAATTTCATTTCCGTTCCAAGTAACATTTGTAAACCAATCATCATTACCGCTTCCGTTTACACTTGAAACTGCATAAACTTCAACAAAAATATCAGCATTAGTAAGTGTTGGTGTAAATGTTTTTGAAACTACTGGTACATATGTGTTAGATGTAATTGCAGCATCTGCTACAAAACTAAAATCAGATGCCTTCAAAATAGTTACCTTTGTTTGCTGTTGTTTAGGTGCACTGAAACGAATTGACATATTATACCTCCGCTGCTAGAACTGCTACGTTAGGTGTTCCAGCTGATGCGATTGCAAAAAGCTTGTCATCTGCAAGCAAATCAAAACTAACTGATGCCCCAGGTAGCAAAGCATATCCGTAAGATGAAGTTGTGATTGTTGAATCACCTAAAAATACTGTTGCAGAACTATCTAGGTTCTGTACTGAAATTGAAGCATTGTGCTCGTAAGGAACTTCAGATGCTGAAGGAATACTTACTAGAGTTGCTGTGCTTGAATTTAATGCTACTATTTGATTTGCTATTGCCATGGTTAATCTCCTTATTTTATAGTACTATTATATCATTTATCGTTTGTAACGACTTCTGCTGCTGGTTCCGTACCCGTCTTTCTGAACCTAAATGTTTCCCATAAAGGAGCGGGGATTGAATGGATACCAAAATGTGTCCTATGATGAGCAGCACATAATACTTCCAAATTTCCTGGACTTTCTATCCATTTTTGAAAATCATCATCTGATTCAAAATGTAGCCCAAATGCTGCCTCTATCTTCTGTGGATCCATATTGGCTATCTGACTAAATTCTACAAATGAATGATGAAGTTCTGGTTCTCCTGAGCATAAATCATCATCAATTATACACTTCCACATTCCCGTCTTTTTTATACGAGCTTTTGCCTGTATAAAATATTTGTAATATGGATCATTTTTTCGTGGAGCATGATCTGGAATTGATGTAATTAAATGAAGATTTAATGTTTGCTTATGTGCATCTGTCATGATAAGTTAATTATACATTAATTGTGGTGTATCTTGGAATCGAACCAAGCGTGTCGTTGACGGCGGATTTACAGTCCACTGCCCCACCTTGGGGCTTATACACCGTGGCGGAAAAAGTAGGATTCGAACCTACGGTACTTTCGTACGACGATTTAGCAAACCGTTGCAATAGACCACTCTGCCATTTTTCCGAGCCCCCCGTCAGGATTGAACTGACGACCTTCCGCTTACAAGGCGGATGCTCTACCACTGAGCTAGGGAGGCGAGAGCGGATGATGAGAATCGAACTCACCCCTTCTGCTTGGAAGGCAGAGGCACTACCAATATGCAACATCCGCAGGGGTTATAGGTGGTGAGCGATTGCCCAGTTAGTTTGTATACGTAACTATAACATCCTAAGTAAGTGCCACCTATAACCTTGTGCTTCTTATAGGACTTGAACCTATAACATCTAGTTCCTAAAACTAGTGCCTCTACCAATTGGGCTAAAGAAGCGTAGGGAAGACGGGACTTGAACCCGTAAGCTTTTGGCGGGACTTTTTAAGAGTCCTGTGTTTACCTATTTCACCACATCCCTTTGTTTATTTTTACCACGATAAGTTGGAGTTAAAGCATGACAATTTGGACATAATAATCTTAAATTTTCTATTCTATTGTCTTCTCTTTTTCCATTTATATGATCAAGTTCTAGCGGGATTGGATTTTCAAGCCATTTATCATTTTTACAATTACTACAAATTGCTTCAAATTTACCAGAAGAAATCAATTGTAATCTTAATCTGTTACTGTTAATAAATTTTCCATCAACAAGTTTTTCTTCTATGGATAAAAATTTTGTCTGGATTTTTAAACCCTTACTCCATTTTTGCCCAGTGAAATGAGAAGTATCTAAATTATATTCTTTTATATATTTTTTTAATTGAATATAATTACCGCCAGCTGGTTTAAGATTTAATTTTCTTAAAACTTCGGCATAACTTTTTGATACTTTTACTGCTTCTATTAAATTTTCAATTTTCCAAGTTCTCATATTATAAAGTATACCATAACATATACCTCTTCCATAATAGAAACTTGCTCCCGATCATGGATTCGAACCACGATAACCGCCTCCAAAGGGCGGGGTCTTGCCGTTAGACGAATCGGGAATATGGTGGAACAAGTAGGACTTGAACCTACGACGACCCGATTATGAGTCGGGGGCTCTAACCAACTGAGCTATTGTTCCGTAGGGGTATTTGGATTTGAACCAAAACTCGTTTGCGTATAAGACAAATGCTTTAACCAGATTAAGCTATACCCCCGCATTTTATGCGTGAGCTTCACCTATGAGTTTGTTTTCTATTAGTTTATCTCGCTCATCAACAATTTCATAAGCAAATTCTTTTAATGCTTTTTCATTTTTTTGATAATGATGACCACAAAACATTAATTCTCCTGTGACACCTTTAACCAAAACATAAGCTTGTGCTGCACATGCATCACAACGATCAATGGCTTTTAAGATATATTCTTTTTGTTCTGAAACTTCTTCTGTCTTTTCCGCCATCATATTCATAATTATACTCCTATGTTTGTTTGGTTAATAATTTATCTAGCTGGTCTGGTAAGACTCGAACTTACAACATCTCCGTTAACAGCGGAGTGCAACTGCCAATTGTGCTACAGACCATTGTAACCCTATTCTACCTTACCGAAAGGGTTCTTGTCAATCATTTTCAATAAATCTTCAGGGCTATTAATCATGCGACGTTGTGCTTCAAATTTTCCAAGCTCAACCATTTCTTCTGCAAGAGTACGCATCATATCATATAATCCTGCAGCATAACGCTTATGCTTTGTATCTGCTGCATCAATTTCACTTCTCATACTAACCACAGACTTTGTAAAATATTCACAAAGTGCAGTTAAACTGATATAAATATCATCTTCATCTTCAATAGTTTTAATCGTTCCGTTTGCTAACATTTATTATCCTTTGTTTGTTGTTGGTGACAGTTTACTATAGTATTCTGAAGTTGTCAACTATATCTTTGTATTCCCCGTCTTCATCATCAAAGAAATCTCTAATATCTTGTGGCATTGTTTTTCTTTCAGGCATACGGATTGTATTCTTCATTCTTGCATCCGATTCCGCCTTTAATTGTGCCAATTCCCCCGCAAATACACCAGAATAAGTATATATTTCTACTTCTTTATCTTGATCTGGTGGTGTCAAGGATATAGCATTGAATACAGCTCCACAAACGGCGTCTGAGAGGTCTTTAGAGCCTTTTCTAGGGTGGTCTACCTTGTCCCTCATAATACGTAGCTGAAGCAATTCATCAATCAACAATTGAATATGTGGACCATGTAATCTCTCTTCAGTTAAAGTAAGAGACATATCCTCATAATGCTTTTTTGCTACAGATAAAATTTCTGTTTTAATACCATGAACACCAAGTTGTTGCATCATATCGTGTGAGTTCCAACGGTCAAATGTCACCATCTTTAAATTAAATCCTTTGTCCCGCACACCAGTAATGTAATCTTTTACTTCTGTAAAATCAACTGATTTAGAAGCAGTAGGAGTCCAATAGCGAACAGCATCAACCACAATTCTAGGAGCTGCCTGTTTAAAATTTTCACCAATCTTCATGGTTACCCAACCATCTACGTGAGCTAATGCTACTGCACAATGGTCATGTTTTTGTGCCAAGTCAACATGCATAAAATATTTAACATCTTCTTTTGGAACAAAATCATCATCAAATCTTCCATATGAATCAACATTTAATTTAGGATTGCTAAATGCTTTTTCAATTACTAAACGGTTTTTAAAGAATGCATCCGTTGCGTCTGGTGGCATACATGCAAAACGAGACAATGCATCTGTTGGATCTGTATAAAAGTCAATTGTAAAATCTTCAATCTTACGGGTCGGGTTAATATCCCAAGTTGGTCTCTTTAATGCATATACCCTAGGTACTTTATAAGAAACAATATGGTCTTCTTCCCATTCAATTTCAAATTCATTACCTTCAGTTCCATCAAGAAGATCGGGATCTACTTTAAATCTATTATGACGAAGAACAGTTTCCTTTTCCGCCACAACTTCATTATATCTTTGCTGAATATAGTCATTCTTAAAACGTGGGAATGAAAGTAAAATTACTTTTCCAAAGTCTGGAAAACGTGAGTTAACAGATGCACGATACATCTTATAAATTGATGATGCAGTTTTAGCTTGTTCATGACCTGAAGTTGATTGCAATTCAAATCCTGAGATCTCATCAAGAATAACTACAAGAACGTTATAACCTTCCCATGCTTCACGCTCTGAGTGACCTGAGTGAACTGTAACTGATTTATCAAACTCAACCATATTTG